GCCGTGAACGTCGTACCATTATCCGAGTATTTGATATGCAGATAGGTAGTCTTACCGTCCGCTCCCGTCGGTCCCTTGATTCCTTGATCTCCTTTGGGTCCCTGCGATCCTTTCAACTGCACCCACTTGTATGAGGCGTACCCGGTTGGAGCGGTTGCGCTAGTTGTCACCGCAGTACCGATATAAGTATTCGGAGTATCAGACATCGGATTACCGTTCGAGTTGGCAGAGTACTTCACATGGAAGAACTGTGATGTGCCGGGAATACCTTGCGATCCGGTAGGACCTGTTTCACCTTTAGGACCTGTCGCACCTGTTGCTCCCTTATCCCCTTTGTCGCCCTTGTCACCTTTATCGCCTTTCACACCTGTTTCTCCCTTAGAAGCATATTTAAGCCAATCCATAGAAGTGTCTGACGGTTCTTGAACTGTCTTGTCCGCAATACATATCCATGTACTACCATTGTGTGTTACTTCATCATAATACCAATATGTACCAGATGTCCAAATGCCCTTAAAAGCGGGTACAGGAACTTCGGTTATCCCATCGTTAGATAATTGTTTGATAGTTCCGGTCATGTAGATATTGCGTAAATACGCACTATGTCCGGTCATATCAATACCGAATAGTTTCAAATTAGACAAGTCGCCTAATTGCATCGCGATCATGTCTTTTGTAATCTCCCAATTATTCACACCTACAAGATAACGGGAATAACTTTGCGTTGAGTAGCTAGACTTCTGCCGATCCGCATTCGTGAAGTTACCATACGCTACGAAGTGCATCAACTTAGTAGGATGATAAGAGAAGCCACTTCGAAGTACATATTTAAAAGTCGAATCGCTTAGTTTTTCGGTTATACGAAAATAAGCTGTCAGAAAGCCCGATTTGTTATTGAATATACCTTTGCAAATATCATCAACCGCTAAGCTTGCCAATTCGCCCGGTTCTAGTTTAAGAGTAATGATCTTGTTAGTCGTATCAATCGATTCAATGATACCGCCGCCCGGCGCGTTCCATTCTTCCCCGGCTATAACAGACACACGGTTATATCTCAGTTCGTCAGCCTCTAAAAATTCATTAACACGAAGCGATTTAAACTCTGCATCACCGGAAGCCTTGATTATCCATCCTAGCAACTTAGACGCATAATTAGCAGAGGAAATATCACCGGAAAACTTTGCGATACAAGCTGTCAAAGTCCCTATAACATCAATCCCACCTTTAAAGTGAATTAATTTTTCGGCAGTATCTTCTACAACTTTACTTAAATACTTTGCATCCGCGACTTCTTCCGTAGATACCTTGTGTAGTTTAAAATGATTCCTGCCATCCTCTTTAGAGATCGTTTCATCTTCAACCAAAAGATATAAACTCTTATCGCCTTTTACCGATATTGCCTGACCAAAATAGGGTACATAAGCCTCTGCATCTGTGTTACGTGCATATCTTAACGCATCTTCCATACTGTTCCAAGTATCAGTTGCATCGATGGGACGATCCGATGTCCTCCGATATTGGATCGCCAGACTAGCACCCGGTATATTTAAAGATGCTAAACCGGATAACAGGACATTAACTAAATTATCTTTATTCATTGTCATATAGTCTTAAAAGTAAATGTATCAGCGTCATTTGTCATAACAGATTTTATAACCCACATCTTATATGTAATCGCTTCACTACCGTTTGCTCCTTCTACCTTGATCTCGGAAGGTCCAGTACAAACGCCTGTATCCTCTATAAAATTACCCGGATAAGATGTCAATGTTAGTTCTTTTATCGTATCAGCCGGAATACAGATCACAAACATTTTCCACTGTCCTACAGGAAATTTATATATCCCTGCACCCTTATACAAGCCATTGGATAGTAACGAACGAACTTCCAATGAATTAGAAGGAATAGAGCTGCATACACCCGCAAACCATTTACGGAGTACATTAACACTAATCTTACTATTCAAAGTTATTTCGTCCAAATCATCACTCGCGGCAAAAACAGCCGTAGCGGTGTAGGTTTCTCCCTTCGTATAATTCCCTGTAAGACGACGTATTGCTGTTTGTGCAGCATTGACTTCCGAAGAGAACTCTAGTACATTCTCTTCGTTGTCATCATAATACGATTTAATCATAGCGCCGTTATCGTTGCGTGTTGCCGTATAAGTAAGTATACCCTTTGCCGATCCGTATTCTACATCGTTTGCTGTCGACAGCTTGCCTACAAGTGTAGCAGGAACAGGTTTATATAGCATTTTGCGAAATATTTGCTCATACCCCGTACCCTGCTTAAAGATAGCGCCCGGTGATATGTGCCCGGTCTGAGGCGCATTGACACGAATTTCTTTTGTTAATCCCGTATCGGAAACAGGACCGGAACTAGAAGAAGATTGAGAACCACCGCCGGAATTAAATATAGTAGTCCCGACGGGATAGTTCTTTGATCGTGGCAATGCAGGGATAGCCTTATTCTTTATTTGTATAGCCATTAGTTTGTATCATTTTACAGGTGAACTGTTCTGCCGCAAAGTCTATTTCACCACCTGTAACGATGAAGTTTTTCCCATTCATATAATTGTCTGAAATCACAGATATAGGTGTAATAGATTCGCTATTCTTTAATACCTGTGTTAGCTTTATTTTGGTAGCTCCGTATTGGTTAATTATCCTTCTTATTAGTTGTTCTTCTGGACGTACTAAAGCGTTTTCGATGGATGAATAAAGATTATCCCTTAAATAGTCACTCCCTAACATTACCTTACTGTAACACGCTCCGTCATTATTGTAACTTGATATTTTAAATTCTATTTCATCAAGAGGATTAATATAGCTTTCATTCACTACATTCTCATAAATCCGATCCGAATTATTCTCTTCGATGTTATTATTATCTATGACCTTCTTTTTAAAATCTATTTTTATATCTTTTAAGAAAAAGCCATATCCGGACACTCCTTCCGGGAGCCATACCTTTTTTAAAATTTCAAATTCTAATTGTCCGAACAGATTAATATTGTTCGGAATCTCGATCACGTATCCGACCAAACCTTCGTAGGGCATACTTAGAGTTTTAGTATTTTCGTTTTTTACCCATTCATCCGGCTTCTTTAATTTAAAGTCCAAATCAAAAGTCAAATCTAGTCCCGTCGGTTTTGTAGTGGATTTAACCCAACCATTATTAGTGTAGTAGTAGTCACCTACAATTAATCTACATGCTATCTCCGTGCCAAAGACACCACCAGAATTATATTTCTCATACGATGTCATATTACTAGCATTCAATGGATGACTATATGACATACTGATACCGAAAGCTCCATCAAAGTACTTAATTGGCTTATTATCTTTAAATTTCAATAGAGGCGATCCGGTTCCTAATTGTTTGGGAACCGTTATCATTGGTGGCTTCCAATCTGGGTCCTCTTGTTCGTCACCTGTGGGCGGAACAGTGCTCGGATACGTGTAGTTGTAATCCGATACTAATTTAAACTGATAAAGATATTCCCAATTATAATCAGAGATATTTGGTTTGCCGTCATTCACTTCGTACTCGCACCTCTTAGCACAATAACCGCCTAGAAAATATCGTGTAGGTTCGTCTATGTACACATTGGTTACGCTCTCGTCTACTAAATTACAATAAGGCTTATTATCATTGAGATTCTCATAGCGTGGGAGTTTAAACACCTTGCTCTTTAGATACTGCCTTGTTTCATAATACTGTTTATAATTATAGGTTTTCCTTTCAGCAAACGTACTCAACTTCTTAAATTCTTCCTCCGATATAATATCATTGTAACAATAATTACTACACTTTATTGTCGCTTTGTTATAACCGGGAAGAATATCAAGGAAGTGCTCTGAACCCGCAAAACCAATCTCGGAAACTTTGAATCGGTTAGGGGACTGCTGAGTAAAAGATGTCATATCAAGATTATACTCGTGATATGTTCCTTTGTGGTCTACATCAACAAAATATAAATTTCCCAACCAATCTACACAGGTCCAATTCAAAAACTTGCAAGTTTCTTCTAAAACCTCTTTTAATGTCATCGCCTTGTCGTCCTCGTCAAAGAAGTTTTGTTCGCTGATCGTTAACTCCTTTAATATGTTTGATTCTTTATTATAACTAGATTGATCTTTAGCGTACACATGAGGAATAAAGACGGAGGAATAACACCCGCGAGACTCAGATATGAACATTTTTAATAACTCCCAGATGCTTATAAAACTTCTAGTATCACTCCTACCCTGTTTATAATTGATATATTCTAGCGTACCCATTGCAGAAATACAGTCTATTTCTAGCTCGAATTTGGTAGATGTATAATCCTGCGTATAAAGTTCCGGTTTTACAAATCCCGTCCAAACGATGTCATTTTCACGTTTAAAATTCACCCTATACTGTTGATACCCGGTAGAATATAAACTTTGCAAATAATCACCACCCACAACACGAATCACCGCTTTTGAGAATCGAGTAGGAACATACAAGAAATCTTCGTCCTCAATCGAAACAGAGAAAGGAGAGCTACCACTACCGACCAACTCAACAGAATCGCCCGTATAGTTTTCCTTTTGTATTTCAATCAAATAAGAAACTTCCTTTCGAGATTTGAAAGGAAGTGTGTATATTGTACCGTAGTTTACCATAGTCTTTTACCAGTTTTCTTGATGTGATTATGTAATGCTAAAAATATGCGATCTCCTTTTATTTCAACATCGCTATATAAGCGAATATCATCGTTTCCACTCGGTGTAATTTTCTGCGATAGCGAACCGTATAAACCTGAATTAAGCATACGAAACAGGTTACTTTGCTGCGATCCGTTCAATATCATTTCGCCGCTATTCAATAAAGCCGGAACCTTATCACCTGTAAACGATGTGCCCGGAACAATACCACCCGTTGCATACTTCGGCATACTTGACATAGCGGCAATAATAGCAGCAACACCCGCCAAACCTAGAGCAATACCAACAAAGGGGATTCCTGCGTGAGCTTTTAAAACCTCACCCCCTGCTGCCGACATATTCGCGATTGCACTTTTACGCGCCGTTTCCGCTTCTACCTCATTTGCACCCGCCATTTCAAGTATCTTCGGAATAGCTTGCCCGACAGTTGACAGGAAACTAACTCCCCATTGCAGGACGGAAGCCGTATTATCATCGAATAGACCCGACATACTCCCAACGACTCCACTAATATTTGCAAGCGATTCGGCATACTCTTGATTCAAGTCTATATCTTCTTTTTTAAAGAGTGGATCATGCTTAGGTAACTTAAAATCTTTTCCAGTCTTCCCATGTGTCGGAACTTTATCGTATGTAGGCTTTATAGGAATCGGCAAGGCGCCGTCTTTCATTTCGCCGTGAGCAATTTTGAACGCCTCCTGATCGACTACAAATTTGAGTTTGACCTTCTTTTGTTCTAGCTCGTTTATCGTTGCTTGAATCGTTGCACGCGCTTGCATGTCGGTTTCAGCAATAAGTTTTTTGTTTTGTGCTGCCAACTGAATATTTATCGCTTCAATACTATTGCCGCTTTCCTCTATTTGCAATTTTATTTTTTTCCGTTCTAGTTCGTTGATAGTAGCTTTAATTGTCGATTTTATTTGTACATCAGTCTCGGAAATAAGTTTTTTATTTAACTCTGAGATTTTAGTATCATACCACGCAACAGAATCTACTTTGGGAGCTTCTTTAGGAGTTGAACCTTTTAAACTATTTTGTAGCTCTAAAGTACGTTTATCGAAATCGTACATACGTTTCTTTAGATCATACGTATACTCGTAATTTTTTGTCATTTCTATTCGATTAGCATCATTGTCCTGATTGAGAAAATTCTGCTTTTCGAGTTCTGCGTTCTGCTGAATAAATATTCTTTTTTGTGTTTCTAAATCTTGAAGTTTTTGCCGCATTTGCATTTTAGTTTCTCCGGTAAATTCATTAGTATCACCTTTTGTGGAGTTGATTTTGCCTCGCATTAGATTCATTTGCTTATCATACTCTGATAGTTGCTTTTGATAAGCAGTAAGAGCACTTTTCTCCTTTCTTGTTGAAAAGTCATTATTATTAATAGATATATATTTATGTATATCATCAATATTGAAATCTTTGCGTCCTGTTCTAGTATTCAAAGATTGTATCAATTCTTTTTCGGCACCTGATAACGTATCGTCTACATCTACTTTAAAATTATCTTTTAAAGATTGGAGGCTTTTAAAAGCGCTTTCGCGTTCTTTACGACTTTTTGTAGTATCTCTAATTATTGATTCAAATTTGGTAAACTCAGCTTCAAACACCTTGTTATTAAATCCCATAGATAACTTAGCATCGGCTAATGAATCACGCAAGGCAGATAGATTCTTCATATTAGAGATGGTGCTTAATATACCATTATTAAAAGCTTCGAAACTTCCAGACGATAATGATTGAAAGAATATATCAACAGTTCCTTTGCAAGCATTTAGAGTATTATCAAATTCATCACTGGTTGATTGAGTGGAGCGAATTACTTTCATGAAAGACTCACCCGCCCCCATGGCTAGTCCCACTCCGGCAGCAAATTTAGCTATTCCCGCCCCGGCAGATTTAGCCATATTGCTAATATCACCCTGAAAGCGATTTACACTACCTTTTGACTTTTCCAAATTCGCGTCGAAGTCATTCGTCTTAAGTAATAGTCGTGTTACTATATCAGACATCTTTATTCGTGTTTAATTGTGATTCTAATGCTTTCGCTTTAGCTCTAAGCCGTTTCATATCCTCGTTAGTTACGCTAGTATCTTTCTTCTCTTCTTCATCCCACGGGAAGCGGAGTATGTCGGTTTGCTTTAGCGTCTTTGTGCTATTCGATTGTGCTATAATGTAACCTAGCAATCTAGTTTGCTCCCATGACTCGCGATTGCGTCGATTCAATCCGTCTAGAAACGATTCGACCTCGATAAAGCTCATTTTATCGAGGAAGTAATCGGGAGCGATCCCGCCCTCACCGACAACACGCGAATAGAGTTCGCGGATACTTACTGCTTTTTCTTCCGCGTCGTCACCTTCTTTTTTTTTACGTCATTTCCTGCCGACTGCGAACGTAGTTTAATCTCGTCCAAAAGAAGCGTCTTAAACTGATTGAATAATGTCAGATCGCTTTCGCACGAATCTATAAACTCGTCAAATTCCATTGTGAACGATTCGTTATTTGCAAGTAGGAACGAATAAAACAAAAGAAATTCGTCTATCATTTTACCGAATTGGAACGGATAGCCAGATAGATTTTCAAAGATAAAAAATGCCCGAAGCGAGTATTTTAAGACGAAGTCCTTTCCGTTAATTGATATTGTTTTCATTGAATAGTCGTTTAGAGGGCGGCGTTTTGCCGCCCATGATTACTTACTAGCGGATACGGCAGTTTCTTTTTTAAGCGGTCCCGTACCTTCAAAGCTAATTGAAAAAGTCGCTTTATCTCCATCCGGCGCGTTCGCTTCTAAAGAAGTTATTACAGCCTTTCCAGTATAGGAACCGGGTGAAAGCGTCCACCCTGCTACGGGAATTTCGTTTTCATTCGCATTAGCTATAACTCCAAAATTCAGTGTAATAGGTTTATGCTCAATGAACAAGGCAAACAACTTATCGTAGCTATTCGCATCAGCGTCAGCACTAAACAAGTTATCACTCGAAGCGTTCCAAGATAATTTTTTAATGTCCTTTTCCGTCCAAATGCCAGAATCTTTACTTTGCGTGTCGATAGTTTCAGCCGACAAACCTAATTTGCAGGAAGTCGCCAAAGCTAGCGCCTTAGCCTCTACAAATAACATTAGGTCTTTTCCTAATACTGCTTTTGCTTTACTCATAATTTTAATCGTGTTTTATTTGTTAGTTATTCTGTTTTAAAAGAAAATACGAGACGTTGAATGAAAGTATCTTCAATAAAATCTTCGTCCGCACTCATTAACTTTGCGTCGATCACATCGAAACTGTCGTAGCTTCCTCGCTTGTTCTCTAATGCCTTGCGCACTTCCTCCGCGATAGTAATAGAGTTCAGATAATTGTTGCTAGCAACGGCGATCTCAACCGAAACAGCATCCCCGGTCCCGTAACGATCTTTGGTGTACTCTGGAACTAGAGAACTACGTTTGTAGATTACGAACGGAAAAGATGTTTCCGTTTTGGTTGAGATCGCATAGATTTTATCAGTAACCAACTTTGCCAACTCCGTAGAATTGCTTAGTTTCTTATATACGTGTGCGCCTATTGATAAACTCATTTCTTTTTATTTGCTACTTTCATTATAGAATCAATTATATTTTGCTCTAGTGAGTCCTCCGCTTCTTTCTGCTTCGATTTGACCGCATTAGAAAAGAAGTGAGAAGCATTTATACTACCCCTATTCGCTCCTTTTTTGGTAGCTCGTTCTTTTGTTCCTGATTCAAACCATTTCAACATATAGGCGCGTGATCCCTTTTTACGGCGGTCGATCAAGTCGACCCGTGCACCGGAAGCATTGCGATAAACTGCTACGTTTATTTCATTCTTTAACGGTTTGAATGTCGAACCATTTTTTGTACTCGAAAACTCCGCGTCTGTAACAGCAGAAACTAAATTTTCCTGCGCCTGTTTGCGAATGATGAGAATAGACCTTCTTAATGCTGATTTAATCGCTTTCTTTGCTTCATCATCATTCAAGCGGTCCAACAACTCGTTTACCTTTTTTGTATCTACCTCGACGCGATACAAATTCCGCCCAGTATAGTTTTCATTACTCATTGATTACCTCCGCTTCTATGACCGTTGCCTGCTGCTTCCGATCGTGATTGATAGATAGAATCTTATATTTCTGCCCGTCATATTCGATCCGCATTTTAGCGTTGACCTCTTTACAAATGCGAATCATTATCGTGTTTACGGTCGTATTATAGATTTCGCCATTAGCCTCTTTTCGTGCACCAGACTTAAAACGGATATACGCACGCTTATCGAATACTTTCACCCAACTTTCAGACGTACCGCCGAGGCTATCCCGGATTGATTCACTACGATAAAAGCCGATCATTTCGTTTAATAATCCCGCTTGCATTATGTGTATCGCTTTAAGGGTTGCAGTAATAGTTCTACGTGTCCCGGTATTACTTGCGGTGTGGCAAATGTAACCGATTCACGATTAGCATAATAGTTCGCAATAAGTATGCGGATTGCGTGCCAAATACGACGATCAATTTTCCCCTCCTTTGCAAAACCTTCCAACGGAGCGTTTAAATACGCCTCTATTGCAAGTTGAACGGGTTCAATAAGTTCGGTTATATATGTATCGTCCGTATCAAAATCGACATTTAAATGCTGTTTGAGTTCTTCGAGTGTTACGTATTGTGGCATAATTATAAGTATGAAAAAAGGCTAAGGCTATGAAGCCAAAGCCTTTTCGTTTTTAAGTAGTTAGTAGTGTGTTATGCTTTTGCAGCTTTTGCAACCGCTTTCTTCTTCGCGATTGCGAATGCCTCTGGGCGAGCTACAACAATATCATACTTTGAGTTTAGCGTAAACTTCGTTTCGTTAGTGTCTGCTAGAGTCACATCGTCAATAGTCATTCGAATTTTTCCCCATTGACCGATACCAACGTTCGAAAAGACACCGAAGCCGAGTTCATCCGCACCCATGTAATTAGTCATGTACACCGGATAGCCATTCATCATCCCGTCTTTAAGAACCATTTCGGGAGAACCTTTTTCAATACGTGTAGTTTTTAATTTACCGCACATTTTCGGACTGCAAATATATGCTGCCGTTCCGTCAGTAACATCTACGTTTTCATCCATTACTGCGGTTTCTAGCGCTACAACGTCCTCGAATGTGAGAGCAACTTCATACTCCACTGTTGGAGAATCTTTCACAAACACACCTTTTGAGGCAAGTCCCTGCTTTTCTCCGGCAAACATAATCTTATTCAATGTACGAGCGGTTGACAAAGACAATTGTTTAACGGTGACATCAAACAAAGCATCGTTTGTCTGATCAATTGCGTCGTTAGACAATGGGATAGAAATACCCAAACGCCACGGATGCGCCTTTAAATTACCAATATCCAGTTTTGTCGGATTTATTTTGGTGTTCTCGCCTTCAATTGTAGCTTCTACAGCCGCCAATGTCGGAAACATCAATTCGCCAATCAAACCGTATTGCATCTTAATACCCAACTTATTAACAATAAGCCCCTTTTCAAGCGGTTCGATAATATCGCCGATTGTTGTCGGGATCATCGGAGCGGCATCGGTTGAACTTGTTCTCACAGGATCACCCTCCGCACGCATAGAGAAATTAAGTCCCTTTGCATCAGCAAAATTCCCGTATTCTTCCAAAGAACGATGATTACAAACGTCATATAAAGCCTTTGCAAAAATAGCTCTTTTGTTTTCCGGCAAAATTGCAGATTTGCTACTTTCCAGACTTCTAAGAGTCTCGTCAATAACGATCTGATTTTTACGAGTCATTAACTCGTTGAATTTAGTCTGCTCTTCGTCTGTCAGACTTCTTTTTTCTGTTTTTGCTTGTGATAACAGATTTCTCATTTGCTCTTTAAGCAGAGCTACTTCTTCTAGTTTTGTCATGTCAAATAAATTTTTCTAAGTTTTCTATTTCGGATAAATAATCACTATTTGTGTCACCATTAAGAAGCTGTTCTATATTTTCAAGGCTTCTAACTGTTACATCTGTACCAAAAAAGGCAGGGTCTGAAACAGGGGAAATATCAGATATATAATCAATCTTATGCACTGTACGCAACAGCATCCCATCTTTCATTGTATATGAAACTTTACTTTTATCCTTATCATCAGTGTAATAAGCGAAAGACGATCCGAATATGTCTCCCCGTTTTATCATTTCATAAGCAAAATTCCCATCGCTAGTACATGGAGCCTCGAATCGGTATTTCAAGCCATATTCATCAAAATTTAATTCGAGTGATCCGGAACCGTAACGGCATCTAGCCAAAAGCCTACGTTTATCGTGTTCTAGTACCGCCTTTATATCGCATCGGGTTATAAGTTCTTCGGTTGCTGCACCATGTTCGATAACCTCAATAAAAAAGCGTTTCCTTTCCTCGTCATACATCACACGACTTTCTTTTCCAAAAACAACAGCGTACCCCTCAATAATTCTACCCTCCGATAATTTGGGTGCGCCTAGCTCTGTAAAACTCCTTATTTCCATTGCTTTTTACTCTATGCTTTTTTCGTTTGTTTTTGGTAGCTCGTCTTTTTCGCTACTAATCTCACCTTTAATCTTAGGAGAGTCAATCGGAGCAACATTACAGGACATAAACGCAATGTCACCGCCATTTATAGGCGCTTTATCTTCACGGCATACACGCCATTCGTTCACCGTTGACACGCCGTATTGTATCTCCTTCTCCATACAAGCCGTTTGTGTGGCTATATCTGTTTTATACAAGGCTTTACGGTCAAATTCTATTTTATAAATACCAGAGACAGTTCTAGGTATCAACTTTGCATTAAATTCAGCCTCAATACGACACAATATAGGATCGAGCGTGTCAGACAAGAAAGCAACTTGACTCATTTCAGAAGCCTTGTAATTAGTAGATTGTCCGGCAAACACCTTGTCTGGATGAACACCATAAAAACGGCAAATATCGAATACGGAAAACTTTTTAGTTTCTAGTAGCTGAGCGTCAGCCGGAGTTATTGAAAGTTGTGTAAAAGTCATGTCCTCGCTCACGGAAGTTATATCCCTCCCGTTATTAAAGTCTTTTTCCACTCGGTCCGCTACGTCGGAAGTCTGTTTATCGCCAACAGAAGAAAGTCCCTTTCCCCCACCTTTGACACCAGAAATAATACCTTTAATCTTACTCCCATTCTGAAAAGTACGCAAACTCTGATTATCAGCACTAGCAGAAACCGAAAGAACCGTGCTTGCATACGTGATCGTGCTAACACCTGTATACCCACCATCGAGACTCTTATTTTTCAGATGGATAATACTTTCAGCCGGATAAGTACCATATATCTTATTTATTACATCACAAATAGTATATTCGTCCCTGTATATATCGTATGTAACAGAGTTATTTGAGCAAAGTATTAATTCTGCCGTATCTCCGAACATTCTCTTGATGAAAATATATGAATTACCACGATTAACCATTTGAATAATTGCATTACATATTAAGTCGTAACTATTCATGCGCTTATTCGGTTTTTTAGTCAGCAGATAATGCAACTCGTTTTCGGTATCTACCTTGTAGTTTCCGGCATCTTCTTTACGTTTGATATATAGCGGCAGAGAAGCAATAGTACCAGAAAGAATATCAGTACATCTAAACGCGGTCGATAACCGCATAGCCTGTTCGGGAGACTTTACCGAAACAGGTTGTTCCCTAGCTGTTTTATCTCTAACTTCTACTATTTTTTCCTCTTCGGACGGTAGAGATCGTTTTTCCTCTCTGTTGCGTCCTATTCTTAAATTAAGTTCAAATGCCATAGTCTTATCGTGTTACTCGGTGTAATTATTGAATAAATGAAATGTCATTAGGTTTGTTATCGTCGAATCAATTTTTGCGTTATGCGTTTTCTTGACTGGCTTTTTATTCATATTCCTATCTTCGTCTAACACTGCATTTGAGAAGCAGTACGGCGTAATAGGGTTCGGATCGAATGTGAGTTTATTTCGATATAAGGCAAGTTCAAACGATTCTATCGGACTCGTAAACGTCCCGTATGTCTGTTTGACAGGCTTAATATATTCGCTTGCACTACCGACCGAATAAGAAAGTAGATTCACAAATTCAGCCGATTTATAAGGGTCATAACCAATACCCATAATTTGCAAATACTTCGCCCGTGATAATATATCGTTTACTATTTGCTGATAGTCGATAATATCGCCATCACAAAGAATCAAATACCCTGCTTCCGCCCAACCTTCGTAGAGTTCCCGATTCGGATGATCCTTTAAAGCTCCTTTCGGAAAATAGTAATCCGTATGCGAATGAAAAGAGCCGCCTTCTTTCGAATAGATATTATAGGTAACCGTAGAAAAGTCGTCTCGAACGGATAAATCAACCGCCGCCATCGTAAGCGGATAAGTACCGATATTCTCTATGCTAATACCTTTGAATCGTTCTTCGATCTGCTTCGCCTCGATCCATTTCGTTGTCGAATCAACTGCAAACACATTAAGTAACTTCGTCCGAAACTCCAATGCGTCCGGCGCACTGTATAAAGCCTTTTGATAGGCGTCTATATAAAAATCCTCATAAACAGTTATACCCATGTGTGGCTGAACCTTTCGCCATGTCGCCGGGTCCCCTTCTTCGTCGTCTATATCCGGTTCAAAAATGTGCGCAAATATCGAATCATTTTCGATCTCACCGCGTAGGATCGCTTTATACATTTTCAGCATCTCCACAAACGGCGCTGTCTCTTTGTCAGAGGCGGTCGTAATAACTACGGTTAAAGGGTTGAGCCGTGCGCCCATTGAGGAAGTTAATACATTCTTCAACGCGGCGCTATCGGCTTGTGAATACTCGTCTACTATTACCATGCTTGCGTTAAGTCCGTCTAATTTATCCGGGTTAGAGGCAAGGCAACGGGCAAAAGAGGTTTTTCCCTTTATGCGGTTATATATGATTTCTCGATTAATTTTGAAGTGTCTAAACTTCGGATCGAGAGACTTTAAAATATTACGTATTTCGTCAAAACAGACTTTCGCTTGATTGTATGAGTTTGCGGCTACATATGTTTGTGCGTTCGCATCACCGAACAACAAATCGTTAATCGAAAGACTCGCTACGCTTGTTGTCTTACTGAATTTACGCGGGACGAATAAAAGAGCTTCACGAATCAAACGTTTGTTTGTGCCGGGCTTGTAAAACGCAAGAATGTTAGAGAACTGAAACACCTGTATCGGAGTCAGTTTGTATCTAGTCTTTCCCTTTGTGCCGGAGAACTTCAAACGCTCGTAAAACGTGACGAACTTCTTAACTTCCTTGATGCGAAATTCGTATTTATTAAGGAATGAAAAGAAGCGACGAACGGCTAGTAACTCATAAAGATTGTGTGCGTTTGGGTTAATAATGCAGCCCTTTATATACACGTTTAATCTTTCGTCCGCCTTACCTAGCTTATATGAATCAACGTCGATATTATGCAAATCGGAGATAACCGACTGCTTTAATGTAATCAGTTTATCTCTAGTCTCCTTCTCCATCGCGATCTATCTTATCTACCTCGTTTATTAAGTCGTTCACCTCGTCATCGTCAGACGCGGACAAAGTTTGTAGTGTCAAGCCAAGTTCCCGCAACTGTTTGCGAGTAACTTCGAGCGCATCAAATAAAACTTTGAAAGCCGGATGCGCCACGAGCTTCTTATTTCCTTCGCGAGAAACTTCCGTAACAAACGAACGTTTCTTCTTTGCTATGTCATTGAGAGCGATCTTAAACGCAATGTAAGAACCTGCACAAAGAGTTATACACAAATCCAAATCAGATGTGTATGTTCCTTGCGAGTTCATCGCGGCGCGAATCTTTTCTTTTATATCGTCTAAATCACTCATTTTTATATGCGTTTTTGCATATATGAAAAGATCGCAAGTATTTGGTAGCGCGGAAGTTCGAGAAGAAAAGCTCACCCCCAATGAGCACCCCCTCATTTCAAAAATTGCTCGCGCGTGTAAAAACAGGGTGAGGTGGGTTTCACGTATAGCGTTAAAAAATAAAAAACCGCCCCCTCTTTACGAGATAAGGCGGAGATACAAAATATAAATAAAGTTGGTTCTACTTTACAGTTTCAGAGTCCTTACCATTGGATAATTGAATAAATTTAAATATTTTATTTACTTCGTCCAAGCATTGCCTATCATATTTATCAGAAGATATCTTTATTATATCATCATAATGTAAATTCGGTGAAGCCGTATACAGTTTCCGCAATGCTAACAACTCTCTATTGATTTTTGCAAGTTCATCTAATATGTAATTCCCTTCTGTTATTTCATTAGGCTTTATAGAGGACGCCTTTAACGTTCTACCAAAACTTTTCAAAAATGGAGAATAATCTGATTCAGTTTGAGAGCGTTCATAAGTAGCCTTTAAACGTTCAGTCAAAGTAGTTTGAAACTCTTTAATATCGTGAAATCTTAATGAAGAAGGATATTGTAAATGTTCTATTACGCCAGTGTCAAAAGAGTAATCGGTTTTTTCATCTTTTATTATAATAGTAGGTTTATCAAATGCAAGTCTCATACCCAGCTCAAACATTACATTTGGATTCTTAGAACTAACATCACAAATTACAATATCATTATTATAAATATTAGTAACAATTCTATCATGAATTAACCCGATTGCATCATCATCACTAACTAATTGTGAAGCAAATTCCGTCTTGTCTATTGCTTCGGATAAGATTTTATACACGTCTTTCCAGTGTCCTTGTGCATAACCAAGAGTTTCCGCAATAGGCATTATTATTCCACACTTCTTTTTTTCATTAACACCTGTTTGCCCTGCTTCTTTTATTTTTGTTGCTACCATAATATTAAATTTAATAATACTACAAATATAAAAAAGATTCTTGTAAATAATACTGGTTAAATACAAGAATCTTCTACATTTGATATAAAAATAGTCCGATTTATTTCAAAAACTTATCGACAAACCGTTCCGTCGCCCTCCGATTATTCGCCTGTATCGCCTCCTTCGAATGACTAAAAGCACACCGATGTATCTCGGAGTGGCACGCATGGCAAAGGCTCTGCAAATTGTTATAATCAAACATTAGCTGCCTCATTCCGAGTTCATGCGGTACGGATTCAACAGGTGTCTTGTGATGCACTTCCGTTGCGAGTGTGCTTAGATCGTTCGCCTCGCACACTTCACAAATCGGATTGTTTCGTAGCTTCTCGGCTCGAAGCTGTTTCCATCGAACCGAGTTAATCATCTTAATGTAATGCGGGTTTCTACTCATAGCGCTTCGATCCGGTCTAGTCCGTTAATAAGTAACCTAATCCGTGCGCAATCTCCATCGCATCGAGTCGATTGCGTCTCCTGCTTATGTATCCGACTCGCACAACCTTTGCAATTCTTTGACGGGCACATTTGTTTATACACTTCGATAGCTTGCCGCCTCGTTTCGTCTCTCTGTATCCGTGCCGCTTCGATTGCGACTTTTCGGATTAAGCCACGCGAGCGAATGCGCTCGTTTGTGGCTTGTTCGATATACTGCTTTACTTTACTCATTTCACCGTGTTGTTTTTAGGTTTGTAATTCCACCCGTTTAATTCGTATACTTTACGCTTCGCTTCTTCTTGCGTTATCGCATCGTCTATCTTCGTCGCTGATCCGTCCGGCTCTCTCTGATAAATACTAAAGTGACGGAAGCGAGGCGAATAATAGTACTTTGGTTCATTCTGTGTTTGATTCATATCTTTATTGTTTTGTTCCATCCTCAAAAGAAAATGGCTTTTTATTTATCGTTTAAATAATCAGCGAGATAAATTAAATATGTATCTTCGGATATATCCAAAAGCAAAGAATAATATAAGTCGTGGTAAAACTCACAATGTACCCTACCCTCAACTACAGATAATTCTAGATGGTCATAACCTTTAAAATGCTCTTTTAATACATGGTTCTCATCAAGAGGAATAAAACATTTTCCTTTTGTTTTCGCAAGTGATTTTACAACACTATCATGTGCGTCTTTAATTAGTTCTAGACGTTTTTGTTTGAATGTTTTAGTTTCCATTATGCTCCTTTCTATTCTGTTTTACTCTAATTGTTGAAAATAATAGTCACATTTAAATCCTTTACGTGGTGAGAAGTCGGGAAAATCAAACGACTTGAACCGTGCTTTTTTATTCACCCACGAGGCAAAGTCCTTCTCATACTGCACCGGAATCCTTTCGTTATCATAGTCACGATAGCATTGAACGAATGGGGCAATGCCTAATTCCGCCAACTTTGTTACCCGGTAATAATCTTCTTCTGGTGTACTCCAATATCCGATCAGGACATAGCACGAGATTTTATAGCGTTTTACCTGCTTTATCATAGCTTTCAGATTTGGCAGAATATTGTCTTTCGGATTATCCCAAGCAATATGAATACTACTACCCTTCAATCTCATTGAATTGAGAGCGCTAGCTTGCTCTTCGTTCATTATCCTTACGTCTACTCCGTGAAGATTAACAGGCTGTTTGGTAGCATTCAGAAACGATACAGCATCACGCCATTGGGGATTAGCAAAGAAATTGTTATCTAATACTTCAATGTGTTTCCCTGCCGGATTTAATTCCATTGGGAAAGCAGGGGCAATCTTTCCCTCTTTTCTCCTAACTACGCAAAATGGGCAATTTCGAATACATCCACGTGAAAAAAACTCAATACTAAATTTGTGCATTGGATAGAGAGAGTAATCGGGATTTGTAACGTGATCAACTTCTTTGGGTAACTTTGAGACTATATCATACCCCGTTCCACCTCTTACGACTTCATCTGCCTGTATTACCCTACCATCATCTTCCGTGAATGTAAACACCTTACTCATATACACTTTATCATAGCGTTCTATTCCAGAATACCACTCAACCGTATCACCTTGTGTTTTATGGTAAGTGGACAACTTCATTAAAGCCAAATTCGGGAAATTATGTCCATCAACATCAATAAGTCCGATTTTACTCATAATTTTATTGCTCTTCGTTAATAACTTCATCTTCACTTTTTACAGGCTTCTTCACCGGAACTCGGATCGCCTTTTCTGTAAACTTACTCGATAGATACTGTTTCGCTTCGATCCAACTTGAAAAGTGCAAATCTGGATCAGTGTAAAGTGACAGGATCGTTTCGTTTAGTTTGTCGAGTGCTCCGTATGAGCTTGAATTTATCGTGCCGTCTAAAGGTGAAAACTTGGCAACTAAGCCGTTATAATTCTCTGAAACAAATCGGTCGATATACTTCCGATTCCGTTCATTTGCTTCGGTCCGCTCTGCGGGAACGTCGTGCAAATAGTTTGTGTTTGATAGTTTTCTAATCATATTAAAATCCTTCTAATCGTTTTTGTCCGTGCATTTCGTCCACCTTGTACTGTGGTAGTTTCCGTTTTGGTTTTACATACTCGAAATGTCGTTCTGCTTCTGATAGATCATAGAACATTTCTTTGATTTCGTCCGGTAATACTTCTTCGTCGTCATCGTCGGGCATCGGATCAGCAACCCGGAGAAAACAGCCTAAAATGTACTGCATGATTTCGTATGTACTCTTGAAATGGTAGTCGTTTTTGATCTTGTCTAGTCGCCGCCATTGGTCCAGATCGACGCGAACCGGAATTTTCTTGAAATAGACGAATTTCTTTTTTCTTCTTCGCATAGTTTCTTTATTTTAATTATCTTCTACTAGCTCCATTCAAGTCTAAAACATTGAACATCTCGTTTATTCGGTCCGCGATATACGCACCGTAAATAGTCTGTATTTCCTTGATCGTTAGATTTGTCGTTACATGGGTTATCGCTTCATGTCTCAACTCGTACCGACATTGAAAAATATACTGCATCACGTTCAACTCAGTGCCGAAATACTTCGCCGGGATTGGTTCTCGTCCTAGTTCATCGAAACAAATCATTCGCGGCGCACCGTTGTTGTACGTGTACAACTCTAGCGCATCCTTTCCACGCATTGAAAAGCTATTCGCAATGAAGGAAGCCGAGTCTATCCTAAAACCGCCGACTGGATAACCGCCCTTCGCTTTGCCACGTGTGAAATACCCGTATCGGTTTAAAATCTGCATGATAGTACTTTTCCCGGTCCCAATGTCACCCCTCAACAATAGCCCTTTGTTTGTATCTAATTTACCACGTCCTTCTGTATACAAAAAGAGTTGATTCATTAGGTTCTTATTGGAGTCGTCAATCTTAAAATCGGGACAAACATACTCGCAGCAGGCTTTAAACCATTCCGGGCGTTTCCCTATTTCTATCGGCTCATCATAATACGGTAGTCCGTATGATAGTATCGCCGCTATCGGTAGAGTTTGTTTGCTTCTTGTTTCCATATTCATTTTTATTGTTTTTCAGTTCAAAGAATCCCGCCCAATTATTTGCAATCGCTTCATTTATGATTTGAGATGCAATCGCCGGATTATCTTTGCTCAATTTCACTAATTTGCTGTAACACGCTTTAAGCGACTTTTCCGATTTGTAATTTTCCCGTCTGTCTTTTTTGTATTCAAGCCAAAGAATAAACGTCTCTAAAAACTCGTTAGATATAAAATCAAAATCTCCATGAGAGACTTTAGAGAGTATATTTTCGTTTGGTTTCTGTTTTAGTTTATTATAGTCCGTACTATTGGTAGTACTATTGGTTGTCTTATCTCCCCTCTTATCGGTTGGTTTATCGGGCGTATTATCTACCGTATTATTTACGGTAGTCATTACGGTAGTTTTAAATTCCTTCACAAAAGAATAGGAACTAACAACACGTCTACTTTTACCAGATTTATAATAAATCAATCCTGCGTTTATCAAAGACTCGCGAGCTTTTACAAGTGTTCTCTCGTTCACGTTAAGCGCAAAACAAAGTTCAATGTTCGAGCAATCGAAAACGTCCCTCCAATCTTCGCCGTTACAAATAGCCACTAATTCGTAAAATAGGGCTTGTTCGGTGGCGGTAAATCTGAAACGTCGCCTCGCTTTTCTCATCTTCTCAGTTAGCGTATATCCGTCTATATTCATCACACTTATAAAGTCTATCGCGCTACATAATAACTACAAATCCTTATCCCTATGGACCGCCCTACTTTAAGGACGGAGCAATAACAAATAAAATTCTTCTCTTCTCCGCCATTCCGACACGTCCGGCAATCGCTTTTTTGTACCTGTGTTGTTTTCTTCGCCATTTTATACCTCCTTTATTCTGATTCCATGAACGTAAAGCATGAGCTTCCGTTTGATTATATACTCCTTTGTTCGAACTCCTTTCGTATCCTCAACGACATACTCGCCATCTCGATAATAAACGAAGTCTGCGATATAGTAAACGCCTCGTTCTAGAAGTTCCTTTTTACGCAGCATCTTCCGCACTCCCTGCACTTCATAGAAACGATATTGAGGCGAAATAAGCTCGTATTTTACTTGCTCTTGCAATCCGGTTATAATCCCCTTCTTTTCGAGTAGTTTCAACTCCTTAGCGCGTCGATATTCCTTTTTAGAGTCGTATCCATCTATTTTTACATTGTTATACTTTGCCATGTCTTTATTTTGGTTTGTGAATGTGGATAAGCTCGGATTTGAACCGAGATTTGTCGCAGACCGCTTGCGAACGTCCGTCACGATCGGAACCAATTCCACGCACTAGGGTGGAGCGTTTACCAATTCCGCCACTTATCCGATTTGCCGGGACTTTCACCCGGCTTATTATTAGAATTTAAGAGAATCAGCCGCAAGGGAATCACATTTGTATACATGGTATCCATTGCCCGAAATACTT